GTCGTAACGAGTTGGCATGTAAAAATTCCTTCCTTTTGAGAGACGATTTATTCATTATACCCTCTCTTAAAAGTTGTCTCAGGAATCAGCTTACATCCATTTAGTAGTCGAGCCATTTCAAGTGCATTTTTTTGCGCAATTTTAGCCGTATCAGCAGAAACAACTCGAATAATAGAAAGTAATACAGATTCAAAGCTTGCATTGTCATCTGTAAAGTGTGCATTTGCCAATTGGGTTATAAGCGTAAATAAAGACGTTGCCATGTTTTCTCCTCTCCTGTCCCATATAATGTGAAGTTATACATTGTGGGACGGACCAGCTAATAAGTGCTGATATATAGGTATTTAAAGTATACAACACAGTGTCCCAAATTCACACAACAACGTTCACTCATATGATTAAACATCGTTGCCTATAGTAAACTGAAATTTTCATACAAAAATCCCCGTCAATTTAACCCTCAACAGGTCAGACTTGGCGGGGATTTTGGCGAGGAGCGTACACATTTCCTGCCAATCGTATCCTTTATATCTCCCGAAAATACCGTTAAATCAACATCTCGGGTTCAATTTACATGTACCTTCTATTCCCACTCAATCGTTGCATTTCTTGACCTAATAGCTTTTAAATATGTGTGTTCCATTTTCTTTCCATATTTTGGCTAAATTTCGCATTTTATGCACAAAAATAAGCCTCCCATCATTTATGGTAGGAGACTTATTTAATGTTAAACAGATGCAAGCAAAGTAACCGCTGTTTTAATTTGATCGTTTTTCAATAAGTTATCGATATCTTTTTTAACTTGCCATGCCGGAACTTCCTTGGCGGTTTTGTTTGCACACTGCTCATTCGCATAAACAGATGCAAAGTCAAAGTCGGTTTTTTCAAGTTTAATGGACATGATTCAGCCTCCTTATCCTGTGACTGTATATTAAGGATTAATATTCGGATTGTCAATTGTAAAATGAAACTTAAGTGTCGCCGTGCTATTATCTAGTGCTTGCTTAGGCGTAGAAAAATATTGAAGGCCAGTTTTCCCTCTAATATAAGATTCAAGCTCCGACTGGCTTATGTCTTTATTCGCAACCGCAACAGTTATTGAATAAAGCTCATTGCCATTAATATTAGGCCAAGAAAAGCCATTCACAGCTAAGAAATAAAGGCCCGACATCAACGCAGTCCGTTTATTTCCATTAAAAAACATTTGACTAGTAGCAAACTTAAACCAATAAGCAGTTGCCTTTTTAATGACACCCGGAAAAAAATCATTGCCATCATAGCTATTTTGAATTGAGCCAATAATACGGTCTGCTCCTGTACTGTCCTTAATACCGTAGATAGTATCTTCACGAAACATCTTCTCAGCCTGAGCATTAATTACTTTCATTGCTTCCGTATTCAGTATTAATGGCCCCGAAGCAATAGCTAAAGACAAAGTTTTTAAAGTATTACCGTCACTCAACAAATCTAATAAAATGTGGTCACTATCCTTATGAAGCTTAATCAAGTACTTGTTGTCGGTTTTGTTTAACCCCATGTCGTTTATTAGCGCCATACTAATATCTAAAATAGTATCATTGGAGAGTCCAGCGACCTTAACAGCTTTTGTATTCATACCTTTATTATAATAAACTTTGATATAAAAAAATAGTATTATGCAAATGGAGTTAACGGCTGTTCTAAAAAGTTTAAATAACCGCTGTTCAATCTAGTCAACCTTTTGATATTCAATAAAAAAGCCCTCCACCCGCGTTAGCGAGCAGAGGGCTTTTTTGTTACCTGATATATAGGTTTTCGCCGGGATAGATCAGGCTGTAGATTGACTTGCCATTGTTAGCGGCTAACGTGTACATACTGATGCCGTACTTGTTAGCAATGCTCCAGAAGCTGTCACCAGAGCGTACCGTATAGTACGTGTGGCTTACCGGTGAGGTGTATCCAGACGAACGCGAACCATAGCTCTCACCACCATTTACACCCAAGGCAACATAATGATACCTGCCTGAGTAGCTGAGATAACGCGCCCAAACATATGTGCCACGGATATACACGTGATCATAAATCACACTTTCACCGGGTGCATAGCTACCAACGGATGCATAGCCGGTGCCAGCACCAGTGCGGATGTAAACAGTCGTGGAAGGCTTGAAAACACCGGTTTGTGCATAGTCGGTATCACTGGCTACATTCGATTTCGCTGGCTGGCTTGGTGCCAGTGTTACAGGCACTGACGGGCTAGGTGTCTGATTCGCAGTAAAGAAATCATCATAGAGCTGGCTGACGTCAAAATTACCATAGCTACCGGCGAATTGTTGATCACTCCGAAATTGCCAAGCATGATGGCTCGTGTATCGATCACGACTCGTGTTATATGGATAATCAGCAATCCAGCCTCTATCAACAGACATTTTTGTGCCAACCCAACTACCCATTGTATAGATAGTTGACCGATACCCGGCTGCTTGAACAACTTCCATAAATGCCTTGTTGTTTGCGGTATTCGCCGCATAACTATTATTAGCTTGCTCGCTTGCCTCCACATCGGTTGCTAGAACAGCTCCAATTGGAAGGCCTGCAGACTGAGCTGCGGCTACGGCAAATCGTGCTTCTGCACGTGCTCCCTCAACTGTGGTGTAACGGGCAAAGTGATAACCGTTAAGATAAAGTCCGGCTTGCTTCGCACTCGCCAAATTATACTTAGCTGTTGGGTCTACATAAGTAGTACCCTCACTAACCTTTTGAACAACTGCTTTGACTCCGTAATGAACCAACATGTCATAGTAATTGTCATACGTCATCAATCCGTTGTTATTAGAAGTATCCACCATGTCGGTACTTGCCGCATTGACCTGCGATGGCAGGACAAAAGAAATAGCCGCCAAGAAGGCGACTACCAAGGTGATGAGTTTAGTTTTAAATTTCATGGTGCCCTCCTTTATTCTTTGTCAATTTGGATTGCACGATTTTCAAATTTTTTGTACGCATCAAGGTACAACTCGTGTTTATCACCATTGTACGTTATCTCGTAGTACATGCCGTCGCTGACGTTTGTACTAGCCAGTGCCTTTGAGTTCTGAAGCGCTTTGCACGACCAAACGATATATACATCATCTGGAGTGATTGAGTTTCCATCGGTCTTATCCATGTGGTCATTTGTATAATCAGCAACTAAACGCTGACACGTGTTTCTAAAAGCTAAGTCGTTCATTGATTTTCCCCTCCTTATTGTTGTGGAGCAACAGATTCCGGTGCCAGCTGAGCCTTAACTGCGTCTGCGGCCGCCTGAGCTGCGGCAGCTACTTTGTCTTGATTAGACGCTTCCTGATCGACTGTCTTTTGCGGATAGGTTTCTGCTAGGCTGTCTTTCAAGTCCGCAAAAGCTTTCTCAACCGCATTGGCAATTGTCTGCTCGTCTGTGCTGGTGAAACCAAGCGACTTCAAGCCGTCTTTCACAGCTTGAATGGCAGTCGATTTCTTAACCGCACCGTCAATCGCCTGTGTCACACCAAGCTGTTCTGCCGCTGTTACCGCAGCGTTTGCCAATGGTCCTAATACCTTTACCAAAGTGAGCGCTTGCTTGTTAGCCAGCAACTGTTTTGAGATCCAAGTCCCAATGATCGGGATTGCTGCTACTGCAAGTGATACCAAAAGTTCTGTCCAATTATTCATCATCATTATCTCCTTTAATGCCTACATGGTCTTCCAATCGAGTGATTCTAACCGAGTGACTGCCAAGCTCGTCATCGTGTGTTTTCAGATGAGCATTCAAGTCTTGCAGCGATTGTTCGTGCAGTTTTAGCTGACGATTAATCGTCCCTGAAAGCACTTGAATATCAGAACGCAATGGATCTAAGGCAATCTTTTTGAACAGCCAGCTGCCAGCACTTACGCCTACCCCTATGATTGATATGAACTCCGCCCAGTCACCAATCGTGTATCCAAAAAATGTCACTTTCTCACTTCCTTCCACAAAAATAGCCGCTAGCTTTTGCTGGCGACATAGTCACTGCCTGTAATTTGCTTGTATTGATCTGGGGTAATCATTACCGGTACATAAGGTGTTAAATCAATCCCCCAACTGTAAAACAGCACACACTGATCATAATAAGTCACTTGATTTCACCGCCTTCATCTGCGCTACGTCAAGAGAAAGCGCGGCAAGCATTTGCTGTTCTGGTGACGCCTTAAGTTTAGGTCTGTCAGCGTCTGGGTCATAGCCAGCATCTGGAACAACCTTGCCATCAACAATACTTGCATGGTTTTCATACAAGCCAACCGCATCGTCAACTTCAATAACCTCGAATCCTTCATCGGTTGGCCCTACTGGTCTTCTTTCATCAGCGTTTGCCCAATTAAGCAGCCGATTATTGCTATCTGTCCACACTTTTATTTTCATACTTGCCTCCTAGAAAAATGGATCTCCTGTTGGATAATCATCTTGCGTTATATATGAGAATGAGCCTCGATACTCGCCACTGCCAACAGACGGGATCAATCGCCAGTAGCCACCTTTCACGTAGTAAACGGCACAAGTAGCACCTGGATAAGATACAGAAAACAACGATGTCCCTGTTGACTGTGCTAAGTATGGCTTATATCCGGCTCTTGGCTGAACAAGATCTAGCCATCCTTGCTTGCCTCGCACAAAAACATCAAAGCTTACTGTGCAAACGTTATTTCTTCTAGCATAATTAATGTATGCCGCTTGAGTATCTGCATTTGAATATGGAGTGGTGCTGCTCCAATAATAGGTGACGTTGTCCGTTGATTTAAATGTGCTGAACACATATTTTTTGGTGGCCGCATTTTCCTCACTAATCAGGGTTGATAAGTTAAGCTTGCCGCCTTGAAGGTTAGCGTATTGGGTATCTCCGGCATTGTCAGGTGTGCGTTCACGACTGATAAAACCTGATGGTCCTAAGTCACTAATCATCGTGTGTCCGTCTGCTGTGCCTTGATCATTTTCAACGTTCCCTGTGATATTCACGTGACCATACTGCATACTGGTGTTGCCACTGCTGAACTTTCCTAAATTGGCATCGCTAAGAGCAGTGTGATGGAATGGCGCATTGATATCAGGAGAATTAATGGTCGCACTGTCAATCTCAATTG